AGCAGTTCTGCTATTGTTAGCAATCTTCAGAATACAAACCCGTCAGCAATAATTGAACTTTTTACCTTACAACTTGATAGTAGTTTGCATGGTGCTACTACTATTTACAGGTTTCATGCAGGTAGTAGTCTTAAAGATAATGGAGAAATAGTTTGGGCTGGCAATAGTTATCAAAGATTTCCAATAAAAGCTGAAGGTTTTGCTTTCAGACAAGGACAGTTACCTAGACCTACATTAACTGTCAGCAATGCACTAGGAACTATTACAGCTATTTTGCTTAGTGTGAATACAACAACTGCTGGTAATGATCTTACTGGTGCAACTGTTACTCGTATAAGAACTCTTGCAAGATTTTTAGATGCTGTTAATTTTCCTGGAGACATAAATCCTTATGGGACACCAGATTCTACAGCAGAGTTTCCGCAGGAAATATATAAAATAGATAGAAAATCAGCAGAAAATAGAGAGGTAGTTCAATTTGAATTGGCTTCTGTATTTGATCTTGCTGGTATTCGTGCTCCTAACAGACAATGTACTAGAGCAGAGTTTCCTTCTATTGGTACGATTGCGACATGAATTGGAAAGAAGCTGCACTTAATCATGCTGAGACAGAAGATCCAAAAGAATCTGTTGGCCTTTTGTTAAATATTCGAGGTAAAGAAAGATATTATCCTTGTCGTAATCTTTCGATGACAGCACATCAATGTTTTATTCTTGATCCAGAAGATTATGTAAAGGCTACAAATGTAGGAGAAGTAACTGCTGTTGTTCATAGTCATCCGACAACTCCAGCTATAGCTAGTCAGGCAGATAAAGTTGCGTGCGAACAAAGTGGACTTCCGTGGCATATTGTTAATCCAAAAACAAAACAATGGGGATATTATGAACCGCAGGGATATGAAGCACCTTTGCTTGGTAGGCAATGGGTATGGGGTATTACAGATTGTTGGAGTTTGGTAAGAGACTATTACAAACAAGAAAAGGGTATAGAGTTGAAAGATTATGAAAGAACCATTACTCCAGAAGAGTTTATGAAAGATCCTTTATTTGAAAGTTATGCTTGGCGAACAGGATTTAGAGAACTTAGACCAGATGAAAAATTACAAACTGGAGATGTTTTATTGATGAGTATTTTAGATTCAACTTTAAATCATGTAGCTATTTTTCTTGGAGATGAGGTATTACATCATTTAACCGATAGACTATCTTGTAGAGAACCATATTCTCCATGGTTGTTAAAATGTACAGGAAAGAGGTATCGTTATGCTTCGTAAAATAAAATTATATGGAGAACTTGCAAAGTTTGTAGGACATAAAGAATTTGAAGTAAAAGCAGACACTTTACGTCATGCTGTTAGTTTTTTAATAAATAATTTTGAAGGTGTAGAAAAATATATGAGTCCTAAACATTATCAGGTAAAAGTTGGTAATTATACAGTTGATGAGTCAGAGTTATCCCACCCTATTGGACAAGAAGATATACATTTTATTCCTGTTATTGCTGGTGCTGGTAGAGGTTTTGGAAAAGTATTATTAGGAGCAGCATTGATTGGATTGGTATTTATGACAGGTGGTGCAACTATTACGAAAGCAGCAGGTTTAGAATTTCATGCTACTGCTTTAGGTGGTGCTTTTTTAAACAAATCAATAGCTTATGTTGGAGCATATTTAGTATTATCAGGTGTTAGTGAAATGTTGTTTCCAATGCCTAAACCTCCTGATTTTGAATCAGAAGAAAATCCTAGATTATCATTTAGTTTTGGTGGTACGCAGCAGACAGGAAGAGCAGGAACTCCTGTCCCTTTAGTTTACGGAGAGATATTTACTGGTAGTGTTGTAATAAGTGGAAGTATTGATACTGAACAGGTACAGGCATGATTGAAAAAAAACATCTTATTCGAGGTGCAAAAGGTAATGATCCACCTCCATCTCCTCCACAACCAACTAGAGAACCTGATACTCTTCATAGTAGACAGTTTGCGACCTTTCTTGATCTTGTTTCAGAAGGAGAGATAGAAGGTTTTGCAACAGCATCAAAAGAAGGAAGAACAAAAGGTACAACAGCATACAATAACGCTGCATTAAAAGACGTTTTTCTTAATGACACTCCAGTATTAAGAGCTTCAGCAGATTCTACAGACCCACAAACTACAGATTTTAATTTCCAAGATGTAAGTTTTACTCCTCGTTTCGGTACAGGAGATCAGACAAAAATACCTGGAATTGAAAGCAGTGTTTCAACAACTGGTGTAGGAACAACTGTAACTGCAAGCACTCCTGTTACTCGTCAAATAACAAATACAAATGTTGATGCTGTAAAAGTATCCATTACATTTCCACAGCTACAAAAAGCTACTGATAATGGAGACTTATTAGGTTCTTCTGTTCAACTTAAAATTGCTGTTCAATATAACTCTGGTGGTTTTACAGATGTTATTACTGACACTATCAGAGGTAGAAGTGGAGATGCGTACCAAAAAGATTACCGTGTAAATATCACTGGATCGTTTCCTGTTGATATAAGGGTTAGCAGAGTTACAGCAGATAGTACAGATACCAATTTACGAGACAGTTTTCAATGGACAAGTTTTGGAGAGATTATTGATGATGCTTCTACTTATTTAAATAGTGCATATAGTTCGATAAGGCTAGACTCAATGCAGTTTAGTTCTATTCCTGCTCGTAAATTTAGAATTAGGGGAATCAAAGTAAGGATTCCAGGAGCAGGTGCATCTAGTTCTGGTACTCCTACTGTTGATAGTACAACTGGTCGAATTATTTATCCTGATGGTTATATTTTTAATGGAGTTATGGGAGCAGCTACATGGTGTTCATGCCCTGCGATGGTGTTACTGGACTTGCTTACGACTTCAAGGTATGGATTTGGAGATCATATAACAGATAGTTCTCTTGATCTTTTTAGTTTTGTAAATGCCAGTAAGTTTGCCAATACTCTTGTTGATGATGGTGCTGGAGGACAGGAAGCTAGATTTAGTTGCAATGTAAATATACAAAGTCCTAAAGAAGCATTTGAGTTAATAAATGACTTAGCTGGTGTGATGAGATGTATGCCAATATGGTCTGCTGGAACAATAACAATCACACAAGATAAACCTACAGATCCTAGTTATTTATTTAATCTTTCAAATGTCACATCAGAAGGATTTTCATACTCTGGCAGTAGTTTAAAAACAAGACATAGTGTTGTATCTGTGTCTTATTTCAACATGGATAGTCAGGAAGTTGATTTTGAAGTAGTAGAAGATGCTACTTTAATATCAAAGATAGGCACTGTAGTAAAACAAGTAAAAGCATTTGCTACAACTTCTCGTGGACAAGCTCGAAGATTAGGAAAAGCAATATTATTTACTGAAAATAATGAATCTGAGGTTGTTGCTTTTAATACTTCTGTTGATTCTGGTGTAGTGGTAAGACCTGGTGCGATTATTGAGATTCAAGATCCTGTAAGAGCAGGAGTAAGAAGAGGTGGAAGATTAAAAGCTGTTACTTCTACAACTGTTGTTACTGTTGATGATACCTCTGCAACTGATTTAGCTGTAGATGCTAGTGGTAATCCTGTAGGAGATGCGACATTAGCTGTAATTTTACCCGATGGATCGTTTGAAAGTAAGGCAATCTCATCTGTCTCAGGTGGTACTATTACTGTAAGTTCTGCTTTTTCTCAGACTCCTAATGTAAATGCAAACTTTCTTATATCAAACGTCACTACTCAATCTCAATTATTTAGAGTAATAACAGTAGAAGAACAGGATGGTATTAATTATTCAATTACAGCTTTGTCTTATGTAGAAGGAAAGTACGCATTTATTGAAGATGGCGAAGCATTAACAGCAAGAACTGTATCAAAATTAAATTCTCTTACTGAACCTCCTTCTGGTTTAAATGCTGTAGAAAGAATATTTCCTATAAATAATCAAGCTGTATCAAAGATCGTTATTAGTTGGCAACCTATTGTCGGTGTTGTGCAGTATCAGGTCAATTACAGATTTGAAGATGAAAACTTTATAAGTGAAAAGGTATCAAGACCTGATTTTGAAATAATGAACAGTAGAAAAGGAA